CGCAGCTCGTAGGAGATACGCCGCTTGCGAAAATGACGCAGGAACAGCTCGACGCGGTACACGATCTGCTCAAGATGACCTATACCGTCGTATCGAAAGCGAACAAGGCGTTTGTGCTGAACCAGAAAGCGGGCATTGAGGAGAGGGCGCAGGCAGAGATCGACAGGCTCTCCGCAACAGAGGGGGCAGACCTCGGCCTCAAGCCGGTGCAGTTTGTAAAGCGGCAGTTCTGGTCAATGCTCAAGCCCGGCGAAATATTCCACAAAGTGGGCGGCGAGCTTGAGCAGGCTTACAACGAGGTACGCAAGGGCGAAGATGTCAGAGCACGGGACGTTGTAACGGCGCGCTCGTTCTTCCTGCAGGCAGCCGAAAAGCACGGATACTTCTCTTGGGCGCTTGAGGAAAAGCACGATTTCGTCTCGGCTCAGGGCAGACCGTTCAGCCTGTCGCTTGATGACATGATGTCCGTTTACGCTACCAGCCGGCGCGAGCAGGGCAAGAAGCATCTTGAAGCGGGCGGCATAGTGTTCGGCAAAAACGGGAAGATAAAGGTCAAGAAAAAGGGCGTCACGCTGACGATGTCGCAGATAAAGGCGCGGGCGTACACGCTCGACGAACAGGTGCTCGATGAGATCATAGGCAAGCTCACACCGGAGCAAAAGGCTTTCGTAGAGGAAATGGAAAACTGGCTTTCCACGAAGCCTGCCGAATGGGGCAACGAGGTATCGCGCGAGCTGTACGGTATAAACCTGTTCAAGGAAAAGGTCTACTGGCCTATCAAGAGCGCGTCGGAATACCTGCAGAGCCGGAGCGGCGACAGCGACAATGTGAAAATCAAGAACAGCGGCTTTACGCGCAGCACGGTCGAGAAAGCCAACAACCCGATATACATAGGCGGCTTTGTGGACACATGGAGCCAGCACGTATACGAGATGGCGACGTATCACGGCTTTACGCTGCCGCTTGAGGACTTCACGAGAATATTCAACTACGCGACCAGCGCGAGCGATATAGAGAATGGCGCGAACTCCGTCAAGGCGATGCTTACAAATGCGTTCGGCTCGGAAGCGCCGGTGCAGCAAATAGAGCTCCTGCTCAAGGACGTGAACGGCAGCGCGCGGTCTGACCCTACGACGGAGCTGATGAACAAGGGGCTTGCGTTTATGAAGAAGTACGCGGTCGCCGGTTCGTTGTCGGTATCAATTCAGCAGCCCTCGGCAATAGCCAGAGCAACGGCATATATCGACCCGAAGTATTTCGTCGGGGAGAAGATAACCGCTGAGAAGCACAAGGAGCTGTGGGAGCACATGAAGGAGTACGCCCCCGTGGCCGCCATAAAGGAAATAGGCTATTTCGATCAGGGCTTGGGCAGAAGCGCCCGCGAGTGGATGACCGCGCGGGAATATGACGGACTTGCGGAAAAGGCGAAAGGCCTCGTGACTGACAGCAACTACCGGAGCGACGTTATCATGGCGCTTCCGGGGCTGATGGACGAATTGACATGGTGCTCCATCTGGCAGGCGGTCGAGCGCGAAGTCGCAGACACGACGAACCTCAAAACAGGGAGCGAGGAATTCAACAAGCGAGTCGGTGACAGGTTCACGCAGATCATAACGGAGACGCAGGTCTACGACTCCGTGTTCTCCCGAAGCGCGATGATGAGGTCGAAGGATGTCGGCGTCAAGATGGCGACGGCGTTCATGGCGGAACCGCTGACGAACGTCAGTATGGTGGTTGACGCGATAGACGACTTCCGAAACGGGCGGAAGGCGCTCGGAGTGCAAAAGCTAGGTTCTGTTGTTGCTTCCATGCTTCTCAACAGCATACTCAAGTCGTTCGTTTATGCGGCGCGCAACGACGATGACGATAAGAGCTACATCGAAAAATATATAGCTGCGCTGACCGGGGAGCTGAAAGACGGATTCAACCCGCTGACGTATATCCCCTATATCAAGGACGTTGTGTCGATAGTTCAGGGGTACGACGTGGAGCGCAACGACATGACCATGATTGCCGACCTCTGGAATGCGTACACCTCGCTGAAGAGCGACAAGAAGTCCACGTACAGAAAAATTGAGGACTTCGCAGGGCGCATTGCGCAGATATTCGGCCTTCCGCTCAAAAACGTGATGCGAGATATGCGGGCGGCCTACTACACATACGACACCATCGCAAACGGCGAAGAGACGACGTGGCAGGGCGCGCTTCAGGCGGTTGCCGAGGGATGGACAGGAGAAAGCCCCTCAAACTCTGAGCAGCTTTACGACGCGCTGGTGAGCGGGAACGTGAAACAGGCAGACAGGGTAAAGGCGCGGTTTGAGGACGAGAGCGCCGCTCAGACCGCAGTGAAGAAGGTCATCCGCGAGAAATACGCGCCGACAGACGGCGGGAAGCAGAGCATAGACAAGCAGACCGCTATAAAGCAGCTGCAGGACTACGCCGGAATGAGCAAGCAGGAGGCAGAAAAGCAGGTAGCCAAGTGGACGGTCTCTCTGGCGTACGGCTTCGAGTACGGCGACACCAAAGATGAGTACCTTAACGGCAACATAACCATAGAGAAAGCGAAGCGCGTGCTTATGGGAGCCGGAGCGACGGACATGGAGGCGGACGCCAAGACGCTGCAGTGGAAGTTTGAGAAGGACACCGGCATAGCCTACGACGATATGTCTGACGCATACGTGAGCGGGGATATCTCGCGGAGCGATGCGGTGAACTACCTCGTCAAGTACGGCAAAACATACAGGGCGGATGCGGAAGCGACGGTTCAGCAGTGGCAGTGCGAGAAGGACACGGGCTTCAAGTACAGCGAACTGAAGGATCTGTATGTTGCGGGGACAATATCAGCGGATCGCGCGGCGGCGCTGCGGAGCAAATACGGCGGAGCCTCAGAGGACGACGCAAAGTCAACCGTGCTGCAGTGGCAGTGTGTCAAGGACACCGGCATTGAATACTCGGATATCCGCAAGGCGTACGAGGAGAAACGCGTCTCCGGCGAGGCCGTTGAAAACATGCTGATGAAGTACGGCGGCAAGAGCAAGGACGACGCCGCTGCCAGACGTGAGAAATACGACTTCACCATCGCAAACCCCGGAACCGAGGACATATCCGATGCGGCGGTGCAGAAGTACAACGAGTCCGTAGCGGCGGCAGGCATAAGCGGGAAAGATTATTACACATCGTGGCAGATGTACAACCGCACCGAATCGGACTATGACGAAAACGGCAAGCCGATAAGCTACTCAAAGCTTTACAAGATTGCGGCGTACATCGACAGTCTGAACCTGACCAATGCGCAGAAGGACGCGATGTTCTGCGCGTTCTATACCGCGCGGAACCTGCGGCGAACCCCGTGGCACTAATACGCGGACACACTGGGAGAAATCCCAGTGTGTTTTTATGTTTTTTGAAAAATTTTTGCGTTTTGGGGTTAGAGAAATGAGAGCGGGATTTGTTATCATAAAGCTAAGAGTCGTGGGCTTAACCCAGAGAATAAACAAGGAGGCATCCTATGCACACAAAATTTGACTTCGACCTCCAGCTTTTTGCCGAGGGCGGCGCACCCGCAGGCGAGGGCGGAGGAGAAGCAACGGGCGAAAGTACTGCCGACGCCGGGCAGAGTTTTGAAGCAAGACTTGAGGCCTTGAACGTACCCAAAAGCAAGATAAGAAAGGGCGCATACAAGAATGCCCCGACACCCGCGGCACCTGCACAGCAGGAGGAGCCGCACGAGAAGGAGCCGGAGCAGGAAGAAAGCGGAGCCGCCGTCCGCAAAAGCTGGGATGAGGTCAAGGCAGAGTACAAGGCGGAATTTGACGCAGAGATGCAGGGCACGATCAAAAGACGGCTGAAGAACAGCGACGCAGAACTCGAGACACTGCGCGCGAAGGAGGCTGCGGCCGCGCCGCTGTATGACTATCTGGCCAGCCGCTACGGACTCGACGCCGCTAACCTGAACGTGGAGGAGCTTATACAGAAGTTCCGCGAAGACGACGCCATGTTCGAGGAGGACGCGGCGAGAATGGGGACAGACGCAGGCACGGCCAAGAAAATGATTCTGGCCGAACAGGACGGCAAGCGCAAGGCGCGCGAAGATGAAGCCAACCGGCAGGCACGACAGAAGGAGCTAGAGGACGCGTTCAAGCGTCAGCAGGCTTCCAGCCATTTCGACGAGCTGCGCAGGCAGGGCGAGGAGCTGAAGAAAGAGTTCTCAGACTTCGACCTTGCGGCAGCGATGAGCGACGAAGCGTTCGTGAAATTCACGCAGCCGGGGAGCAACATAAGCGTACGCGCGGCGTATCTGGCACTGCATCCGGAGGTGCAGGAGCAGCGCGTGCAGCAGGCAGCGGCAAAGGCAACGGAGGCCGTTTCCGCTTCGGTCGCCGCCAACAGAGCGAGACCGAGGGAAAACGGCAGTCAGGCCGCCACACTTGCGACAAACGACCCCAGAAACATGACGAAAGAAGAACGCGCGGCACTGCGTAAGAGAATTTACGCCGCCGCCTACAACGGGGAAAAGCTCCCGTTAGGAGGCTGACCCCATGAGATGAAAGGAAATATATGAACAAGTTTTTTAATCTTCAGTTTTTCGCCGACGCGGGTACGCTTGTAAACGCGACCGGCAACTATGTCAACGCGGGCACTGGCACGACCACCGCGTTCGACGCAACCAACACCCTCGCGCCCGAACTCAAGGCGTTCTACGACACTGAGCTTCTCGAAAACGCCCGCGTAGAACAGTTCTACGCGCAGTTCGGCAAGAAGCAGCCGCTTCCCAAGAACCACAAGGGACAGGTCGAGTGGCGCAAGTGGAACACCTTCGAGAAGGCCTCGAAGCTGACCGAGGGCGTCATCCCCACCGGCCAGAAGTTCGGCGTCAGCTCGCTGACCGGCAGCATCGACCAGTACGGTACTTACACCTCCATCACCGACAAGCTGGAGCTTCGCGCCTACGACGACGTCATCCTCGGCGCGACCGAGGAGATGGGCGCTTCCGCCGCGGAGACGCAGGAGAAGCTGATCCGCGACGCGCTGCTCGTCGGTACCAACGTCCTTTACTGCGACAACATCGACAAGGACACCGGCGCGGTCATCGGCACTCCGACCAGCTGTGCGACTATGGGCGCAGGCGGCAGCTCTTCCAGCGGCGGCAGCTCCACTCCTGACGGCTGGGCGCTGCTTACCCCCGCGATGATCAACAAGGCCGTGACCATAATGAAGAAGAACCGCGTTCCGCGCATCAAC